GTATCGGCTACGGCCGGACGTGTATGAGTTTACGTGCGATGCTGGCGTGCGCGAGACGACGTGGGACCGGTCGTTTTGGTCAGGTGATTCGTACCCGACGCGCCGCACCTACGAGCGCTTCCCGCCAGACGACCGCTTTGTGCTGACAGCGGAAGGCGTCGGCGGCATCCTATATGGCAAGATGAAGCGGATAGTGCCGGACGGTTGACATAGCCGCCGTGCCGTGATAGAATAACCCAGAGCCGCGCCGCGAGGCCCGCTCGCCAAAAACGCAGGACCGCGCCATGACAGGCCCGTCCGATGGTGGACGGGTCTTTTTGCATGGTCTGGACAACCTCAAAAGCGCAGATGGACGCCGAGCTGGCATACGCCGCTCGCGTGCCGGGGGAACCACGTATAGCAGAGGGGAACGGGGCTGCTATTGCGCCGCCGCGTCGGCGGTCGCTTGATTCGTTCGTGGCACAACTACGCAAGGCTGCCAACCTCGACGACGCGCAGACGGCGCAGCTCAGCCACATTCGCCGCAATACTATCTATGCCTGCGCCATGCTCCGAGCGAACAAACTCAGTGGTCTGCCGTTACGCGCGTATAAACGCGGCAGGGCGGAGGGGCGCGTGCTCGATTTGCGCAATCCACGTCAGCGGCTCGGCCTGCCGCCCGCCCGTATCGCTGANANCGGTACGGCGACTATGCTCGAATCGTCGCCCGTGCTCACGTTGCTGGCGGCGCCGAATGCTGATTGGACGGGGCGAGTCCTCATCCGCATGACGGAGCAATCGCTCGGCGTGGCAGGCGAGTCGTTCTGGTGGTTCACGGCGCGGCGCGGCACGATGCCGACGGAAATCAGTTACGTGAAAGACGACCGGATGCAGGTAATCAGGGCCGACGATGGCGACAACCGGCGCACGGTCGCGGGGTGGTACATTGACAAGGGCACGGCGAATGAGCAGAGGCTGGAGCCGGAGGAGGTGCTGTGGCTCCGCTATCCCGACCTGGAGAACCCCGACTATGGCGCCATATCCCCCGCTGACGTGAGCGTGCTTGGCGCCGACTCATACCGCGATGCGATGCGCGCCAACCGTGACATATTCCGCCACGGCATCCGGGCAGACGGCGTATTCCTGCCGGCCGGTGAGTTCGAATTTCTTGACCCGGCGCAAGCGCAGGAGGTGGCCCGCGACATCGACCTGACGATGAGGGGCGCAGAGAACAACCATAACGTGCCGGTCATTCCCTATCCGCTCAACTGGCAGGACACGAACATGACGCCACGGGACGCTGAGTTCGCGGCGTTGCTGGATTTCGCAATCGAGGATACGGCGCGGGCGTTTAGCGTGCCTGTCGAAAAGATCGGCGGCGTCCGCAAGACGTACCGAAACGTTGCCGATGCCGAGCTAGTGCTATGGCTGGACGCGCTAGTGCCAGAGGCCGAGTGGTTCAGTGAAGAGTTGACTCACCGGCTCCTGCCGCTATTCCCGGCCGGCATGGCGGACTTCCTGGCGTTTGACCTGACGGGCGTCCCAGCGTTGTCGGAGGGCGAGACGGAACGCTGGGAGCGGTACGAAATGATGATGCAAGCTGGCGTGCCGCTGAACACGGTGCTGGCGCAGGAGCACATGGAAGCGGTGCCGTGGGGCGATGCGTGGTGGGCGCCGCTGGCGCTCACGCCGGTCACTGCGGCTGGACAGGCAACACCGATGACGCCGACTGACAAAGTCAAGGGGGAGGAGTCGGACGCCGAACGGGCGGCAAACACTCAACAGAACGGCGGTGACTTGCGGGCGATGGTAGAAGCGTTCACCACGCCCCGGCGCTCCGAAGATGAATATGAGCCGCCCGAGTTCGGGTCCGACGAACATGTCCGCATCATGCGCGCCAACGATGCCGCGAAAGACCCGCACGAGGATGCTATTGCCAGGGTCGTTCGTAAGCTGTTCAAGCGGCAGCGGGATAGCATCCTGTCGAAGATCAAGCGGCGTCGGGCGCAGCGCTTAGCGGTGTCCGACTTCGAAGAGATATTCAATATGCCGCGATGGGTTCGCGAATTCCGTGTTGCTATCAAGCCGGACCTAAGGGAAACATTCACTACGGGCATCGGCCTCGGCGAGGACGACGTGGGCGAAGGCGTCGACTTCGATGCCGATGAGCCGGCTGCTGTTAGATTTCTTCGTCGGCAGGCGCAGCGGTTCGCCGAGAAGGTGAATGCCTGGACATGGGAGCTACTGAAGGACTCTCTCGCGGAGGGCATCAAGGCAGGCGAGGAATCGGCGCAGCTGGCGGGGCGGATCAACCACATCATGGGGACCCGCATCCGTTCGTCGCCGGAGACAATCGCACGGACGGAGGTGCTGACGGCAATCGAAGGCGGCGCGCAAGCGTACGCCGAAGAGGTTGTGAAAGAGTTGGGTATTGAGGTTCGTAAGATGTGGCTATCCTCGCGTGATGAGCGGGTGCGCGAGACCCACCTGGCAGCGCACGGGCAGGAGCGGGCGCTAGACGAGGATTTCGACATTGGTGATTGTTCCGGCCCGACGCCGGGGCAAATAAATTGTGTGGAGGAAGTGGCAAATTGCCGCTGCGTAGCGACGCGGCGGCGCGTGAGGCGGATGGTCGATCACGCTACGGTCCCTGCGGTGCAGGGGGCAAGCCAAGATGCGTGAGATATTCGACCTCGCGTCCGTAGGTGCGTTCGTGGCACGTCCGGCAAAGCGTACGGCCATTGGCTATGTCAAACCGCAAGTGAGGATAATCGTTGAACGGATACAGGTGATGAGCGTGCATCACTTCTTCGGCAGTGCCGCAATCCCGGCACCGATGTCCGTCGCGCTTATAGACGGCGCGGCGCCAGCGGAACAACTTGGCTGGTACGCCAGCTTTCTTGCCGCGCCAGTTGCTATTTGCGTCGGGGCATTCGCGCCAATGTTCGTCTCGGCATTCGCGCGAGCAATAGCGACCCGCGCCGCGTTCTTGTTTACTTGCTCGCAACCAGAACGATTGATTGCAGTAAGCACAGACCAATCGCGTACCGTTGCGGTAGGCTACCCCCATACAGATATACGAACAATAGCGCGCGCCCCCTCTGGCAATCTCCGACGGCTTGGCCATGAACATACTGCCGCAACTCTCGCAAGTGCGGGCTTGGCGTGTTTGCTGAACGGCGCCCGCGCATTTGCGCGAACAGTAGATGCCGCGACCGGCGGCGGCTATGGCTGGGGCGACGGTGAACGCGCTACCGCACACGGCGCACTGCCGTGCAATCCGCGTCCGCATAGCGATACCCTTGCATCGTTTAGAGCAATAGCGCCCTTGGCGCGGGTTGGCGGCGCGGCTGGCAATAACTTCAAACGACTGTCCGCACGTCTCGCACGCCATCGTTTTCGCTGTGCGACGGGCAGTGTTGCTGCATTCACGGGAACAAAACTTACCGCCACCTCGGCGAATCCACGCGGGGTAGGTCCGGAACGTTTCGCCGCAAGTTTTGCACACGCGTTCAATTCTAGGCACGAGACAATTATAGCACAGATTGGGGCGGGATAGCGAGGGTGATATGCCAATATTGAGGATGGTTCGGGGCGCAGACTTCGGCTCCCCCGATCAGGCGGGCCAGGGCGAGCCGCTGCCAATCGTTGCCGCGACGGCAGGCGAAAAGCAGGACGGGCTTGACATCGCTAACCTGCCGTGGGATTTCTCACGGGGTGCGACTGCCGACGATGGGCGTGCGCGGTTCCCCATGCTTTGGTCGCATGACTTCGGTGGGCGGCGACCGCCTATCGGCGTGGTGGACGTTGGCGTGGGTGACGACGAGGCGTCATTGTCGAATAGCGATGCGACCTTTGACCCTGATGATGAGTTTGCCGTCGGCGTTGAACGCAAATATCGCTCGCCCGTGGGTGGCCTGACGGCATTCTCAATATCATGGGAGGAAGTGGACGCCGACGGGATGCTGGCGCGCAAGACCGGCAAGGACGCGGTAGCGAATCAACTGCTAGAAGTGTCGGCGGTTCCGGTGCCGATGGATCCCGACGCATTGGCGCAGGTTGAGCGTATGTCACTACGCTCGCTGCGTGACGACATCGACGCGGTGCTAGGCGCCCCGGACGAAACGGACCCCGATATTCTGGAGGCCATCGAGGCGTCACGCGAGTATGTTGCGAATGGGGGCAACGGGGACAAGCGCACTCCGGAGCCAGTCGAGTTGAATGTCAACTATAGCGTGAACGAACGCACCGCAAGCCCGGACGGCGTGACGCCGACGGGTAGCGACTACGAGTCACTC